CATTGGTCCTCTCACTGAGGAAGAGGCCATTGAGTATCTCGTCATGAAGGACATCCCTCGCCACATCTGGTCACAGGAATACAACAGACCGATGTTCAAGATTGTCAAAACAGAAGACGTCCCATCTAACAGGTCGTTTCGCAATGCTTGGAGGCTTGCAGCATGAGTACCTTAAAGGTTGATAATTTACAGACTACGGGTGGCGTTTCTCAAAAAACAGTTCAATCAACAATTCAATTTAAGCAGGTAAGCACTCAGTCAATTTATGCTTCCTCTGGGGTAAGTTCAATAACAGATAACGGTACTGGAATAACAACCGTCTCTTTTGATAACTCGTTCCCCAATGTGAATTATTGTTTTTTATCGGGAGGCTCTAATGGTGAGAGTAGTACAACAAGCACCGATGCTTATAATCTATCGCCAAAGAACTTAACCGCTACCTCATCAATAAGATTACAATCTAAACTACGTGGATTTACTACTTTTGATTATGGTTTTTGCTCTGCTGCATTTATCTCTCAGTGACTAAAGGAATAAACCAAATGACACAGACTTTCATCAAGATCGGAGGCTTAGATGGCTACTACTCTTAGAGGCGACGACAACTTCGATAGTGCTAGTCCTATCCCTGCTGGTAACTTCACGGCGAAGGCTTGGGCGACTTACGAGCTGGACGGGGGTACGCCAAGCATAATAGCCGACGGTGGTATTTCTAGCATTACCGACTTGGGGGTTGGTGAGCCACAGTTTAACCTAGACACCGCCTTGCCAGCAGCAAACGGTTCATGCTGGAACACACCTGCACTTTATTCTAATGGGGCGGAATACGCCTTGCAGGGAGGTGGCTACATTACAGCTACAACACACTGGAAAGTTTACTGCGGATCAAGCAGCACTACTCAAGTTGACTGGGACTTAGGCTACTCAGGTTTGATCCGATGAGAAATTGCAGAACAACACACACAACGCCACGGAGGCTAACATGACACAGACTTTCATCAAGATCGGCGCAACAAGCTATGACGCCGCAGACTACACACTCCCCGCAGAACGGACCTTCCGTGATGCTTGGGAAGCTGATGCTGACGCAGGGATTATCTCTGTAGACATGGCAGCAGCACGAGACATCTGGCGTGACAAAATTCGTCAAGCTCGTATTGAGCCACTGGAAGCACTCGACACTGCGTTCATGAAGGCACTAGAGACTGGTGCTGACACCACACAGATCACTGCTGACAAGCAAGCACTGCGTGATGCACCTACGGATGCTGGCATTGATGCAGCTACAACTCCAGAGGAACTGGCGGCAGTCCAACCTGCTGGCTTGACGGTGATCTAAGGAATTTGAGCATGGAAACCCTTGACCTCTTTTTGAAATACATCGTCGTGCCAGTGGTCGCGTTTGTTTACATGCTGCACAGCAAATTACAGGCGCACCACACCGACATCGAAGTCTTAAAGGCCACGGCTGCGGCTAACAAAGAGGCGCATGACCGAGAGTTCAAGCAACTCCAAGAGAGTTTCAAAGCTGTGTTTACAAAGCTAGACGGCATCGAGGAGGCACTGAGAAAATGAGAAACATCGACACCATTATTATTCATTGCACGGCTACCCGTCCGAATTTTTTGCAGGGTAAGAGCGCAAAACAAAAGACTGCCGAGGTTCGCCGTTGGCATGTATCGGATCGCGGCTGGTCAGACATTGGCTATCACTACCTCATTGATCGAGACGGCACTGTCACCGAAGGTCGCCCGTTAGATCGCACAGGCGCACACGCCAAGGGGCACAATACAGGTTCCGTTGGTATCTCTCTGTTTGGTGGGCGTGGCGGCAACGTGTCTGACCAGTTCGAGGACAACTTTACGGAGGATCAAAACCGCGCGCTGCGTGAGCTGATCGCCAAGCTCAAGGCAGAGCATCCAATCGTCAAGACCATTGGTCACAATGAAGTGGCTAACAAAGCCTGCCCGACCTTCGTCGTCCGCGACTGGCTGGCGAAAGCCCCCGCCGTTGTGCAAGCGCCCATGGTTGCCTCACAGCAGCGCACACGTCCCGCACAGAGCCGCACGGTGCAGACCACTGTAGTCCAAGGTGTGTCTGCTGCGGGTGGCGCTGTAGCAGCTCTACAGGCGCTCGACGGCACGGCGCAAATCGTTGTGCTGGTCGGCTGCTTCGCATTCGGAGCTATGGCAATGTTTATACTTAAAGAAAGGCTGCGTGCATGGGCTTCGGGCTGGCGTTAATAGGGCGGTTTAAGATTTGGCTGTACGCCGCTGGAGCTATCGTTGTCGCGCTTGGCGCGGCTTACTTTCGCGGAAAGTCCGACGAGGCAGAAGCAGAACATGAAAGGGAATTAAATGAGTACGTTGAAACCCGAAAGCGGATGGACACCGTGGACAGTGGCAGCGACGCTGATGCTTCCCGCGCTTGGTTGCGCGCCCGTCAGCAGTCCGAACGCGATCTGTGACGGCACTGTGGGGCTTCGTGACACACACACAGAGGCGTTGCTGCGCGATGGCGGGGACGTGAGCGTCCAGACGGGTGCCGAGTTGATCGCGGCCTTAGACGCTGGGTGTGACCAGTGAGCCTCCCGTATTACGTCGTCCCAGAATACTGGCTAGAGGGCTACGCAGAGGGTGACGCCAAGATCGTGGCGGCGCAGATAAGCGCCACACTGACCACGGCAGCCGCAGCGGCTCTTTTAGTAAGCGCAGACGCGTCCACAGCGGTGGCAGCCGCAGTAGCGGCCAGCGTTGAGCGTGTGCGCGAGGTGCCCGCCACCGCAGCGTGTGCGGCCACTGTCTCTGCGGACGTTATCCGTAAGCGGCAGGTTGACGCCACAGCGGCGTGTGCGCTGTCCATAACAGCCGACACGGCAATTATCAGCAACGCGAGCGCGCAGACCGCTACCAGCCTTATAATGACCCCCACGCCGCAGCGTCGGCGTAAGGCTATCGCGTTTGCGTCAATATCTGCTATAATGGCCGCAAGCGCCCGACTAAAATGGGAGCCAGACGCGCCGACAGCGGAGGTTTGGACCGAAATAGCGGCGAACGGCGAGACATGGACGCCACTGAGCGCAACGCCTGAGAATTGGGTGCCGGCGGTTATCGCGTCAGGCACTTGGACACCAGCGGTAGACCCCGCAACGACATGGACGGAGAAATAAATGGCTATTTTCACCTATAGCGCGCCTGTGGTTGGCGGAAGCGAGAATACATGGGGCGCCACGCTCAACCAGAACTGGGCCGATCTGTCCACGTTTTTCGGATCGCTGGACAGTGCCGAGCTGGCGGTGCTGGATGGAATTACAGCGGACACCGCCGAGCTTAACCTGCTGGACGGAATTACAGCGACCACGGTCGAGCTTAATTTGCTCGATGGCGTGACAGCATCCACAGCCGAGCTTAATTTGCTCGATGGCGTGACAGCCACGACAGCCGAAATCAATTACGTTAGCGGCGTGACGTCTGCGATCCAGACGCAGCTTGACGCTAAGGCGGCGGACACCACGCAAGCCACCGCCACATGGGAAGCTGGTACAGGTACGACACAGAGCCTTGTATCACCAGCTAATGTTAAGGCTGCTGTACTTGCTCTTACTCCTCCCAATGTCATTGGCACTGGGTCACAAAGTTGGAGGGCGGATACAACAAGGGCTGCTAACACTTGGTATCATAACAACTCACAAGCTGCTATTATGATTCAGGCTTATTACACAGGCGGTGCAACTGTTTACGTGGGTCCATCGACGAGCAGCTTTGCCACTATCCTACAGTCAGACAGAGATGGCGACTTGGATAACCCGTCTTACGTTATTGTCCCTGCGTATCACTATTGGAAAGTTTCCCATGTGGATCATACGAGCAGTAGCCAATACCAGAACATCTTGGATTGAGGGCAATCATGACACATAAATATTATATAGACACTAACAACGAGTACGTGGAGTTGATGTATGGGGAGGATACCCCAGAAGGCTTCACCCCCGTTCCCCGCAGAGAGGCGGAGTGGTTTGACCTCGTTGATGGGGTTTGGGTAAAGAACCAAGATTTGCACGACGAAAAAGCCGCAGAAGGAATTAGGGTAAAAAGGTCAAGACACTTATACGTCCTAGACAAAGTGGTATCTAACCCACTACGTTGGGCTGATTTAGGTGCTGACAAGCAGTCTGAGTGGGCGCAATATAGGGCGGACCTGCTTAATGTCACAGATCAAGAGGGCTTTCCCCACAATGTAACTTGGCCCAATAAGCCATAAGGATTGCAGCGTATGGCACTTGTTCAAATCGCACCGCCCCCCGGCTTCCGCTTCCACGGCACAGACCTTGAGAGCGAGGGCCGCTGGCGTGACGGCAGCCTTGTGCGCTGGCGCGACGGCAGTCTGCGCCCCGTGGGCGGCTGGGTAGACCGCATTGGCTCTGCGCCCTACAACGCCGCCCCGCGCGGTATGCTGGGCTGGCAGGCGAACAGCGGCACGCGCTGGATTGCTGCGGGCACGTACAATAAGCTGTACGCCACGACAGGCGGCGGCACTACCTACGACATTACGCCGGGCACGCTGACAGCGGGCACAGAGGACGCCACGGTCAACACTGGCTACGGCGGCGGCTTCTACGGTCAGGGCTTTTACGGTCAGCCGACGCAGGCGACTGGCCAGTACTCCGAAGCGACGACATGGTCGATGGACAACTGGGGGCAGTATCTTGTTGCGTGCAACCCTGCGGACGGGAAGCTGTGGGAATGGCAACTGGGCACGGGAAGCGACGCTGCGGTGATTGCCAATGCGCCGACCGACTGCCTTGGCCTCGTCGTGACAGAGGACCGCTTTATCTTTGCGCTTGGCGCTGATGGCGACAGTCGCAAAATTGCTTGGTGCGACTTTGAGGACAATACTTTATGGGCGGCGGCCAGCACGAACCAAGCGGGCGACATTACGCTGCAAACTGGCGGTCAGATCATGGCGGGCGTTCGCACGGCAGGCCAGACGCTGATCCTGACGGACCAAGACGCCCACCGAAGCACATATGTGGGGCCGCCGTTTATCCACCAGTTTGAGCGCGTGTCGAGCGCGTGTGGTCTGATCGCGCGCAAGGCCGTTGCGGACACACCGGCGGGCGTATTCTGGATGTCCAGCGCGGGCTTCTTCACGTATGACGGCTCGTCTGTGCGGGAGATCCAGTGTGACGTGCATGACAAGGTGTTCTCCGATCTTAACCAAGCCCAGATCAGCAAGTGCTGGGCCGTGTCCAACGGGCCGAATGGCGAAGTGTGGTTCTACTACCCTTCCGCCAACAGCTTGGAAATCGACCGCTACGTGGTGTTTGATTACAAGGAAGGCCACTGGTCGATGGGCGCTCTGGCGCGCACTGCGGGCTTTGATCGCGGTGTGTTTAAGACGCCGGTGTGGGGCGCCCCCGACGGGTCAATCTACAACCATGAAACAGGCTTCAACTACGACGGCGGCGAAGTCTACGCCGAGAGCGGACCATTTAAGATCGGCGCGGGCGAGAACCTTGCAGTCGTGACCAGCCTGATCCCGGACGAGCTTAATCTGGGCGACGTCACGACGACGTTCAAGACGCGCTTGTATCCCACGTCCACAGAAACGTCACACGGCCCCTACACCATGACGCAACCCACCAGCGTGCGCTTGCAGGGCCGTCAGGTGCGTATGAAGGTCACGGGTAACACGCCTACGGCGTGGCGTGTCGGTCGCTTCCGCTTTGAGGCCAAGCCGGGCGGCAAGCGATGACGTCTATCGCGCCACCTCCGCAGGGCACTGACTGGAAAGTCTGGGCGCGACAGCTTTCAGCGTACCTGTCCCGCGCAATCCCAACGCTTCAGTTTAAGACGGGGAACGAGACAGCCGCAGAGAATGGCATTTTGCTGTGGGACAACGTCAACGAGTATCCAGTAATCTCAAAGAACGGCGAGTTCCGCCAAATCGTCCTCTCGGATGGGCAGTACGCTGGGCACGTCCTGACGGACCAGACAGCAACGTCCACTAACACGGCGTACGCTTTAACGTACACTGCGCAGACCGCCGACGGCATAACCAACGGAACCCCAGCGTCCCGATTGGTATTTGGGGAAGCCGGGCAGTACATGGTGTCGTTTTCGGCGCAGTTCCACAGCAGCAGCGGCAGCACCGTGAATTTCTGGTTCTGGCCGCGCATTAACGGCGTTGATGTTGCGGGCGCGTCCATGAAGAGCGCCCTGCACCAAAACGACGCAACGCTGGTCGTCAGTCGATCCAGCATTTTCGACGTGGCGGCGGGCGACTACTTAGAGGCCATGTGGGCCGTGGACAGCACCAGCGGATCACTTGACGCCTCAGCGGCGACAGCCTTTGCTCCCGCAGCGCCCGCGTCTACCATACTGATAACAAGGCTGCATGGGTGACAATGGCTAAGGAAACTGTTAATATCCGCCTAGTGTATGTGCCAAGAGCCGAACTTGAGGGTTACTGGGACGTCGCGGGGCCGCTTATTGAGTTAGCGCAGCGGCGTTACTCAAACGAGTACGGGCTTGAGGATGTACGGGAAGCGCTTGACGACGGCAGAGCAATACTGTGGATGATACAGGTAGACGGTGAGTTTATGGCGGCGATGACAACGACAGAAGACAAACAGCCGCGCCGCAAGACGCTGCTGATTGAGTTGTTAGGCGGCAAGCGCGCTGATATATGGGCGGAGAAGGCTTTACACGAATTGGCGCGAGTTGGCCGTGCGGCTGGCTATGACGCTATTGAGACAAAAGCGCGGCTAGGCTGGATGCGCCTAGCAAAGAAACACAACTTTCGGCCGAAGCATGTGGCCTATGAAATGGATTTGACATAATGGGTAGCAGCAAAACAACAACTGAGCAGACAATGCCGCAGTTCCAGCAAGATTATCTGGAAAACACAGTTATTCCGTTTGCCACGGACGTTTCCCAAACGCCCTTCCAAGCGTACACAGGGCAGCGAACGCCTAATATGAGTGCCTCTACCACGCAAGCAGGCGGCCTTTACGGCGACATTGCAGGCATGGGCAACATGAAGCCCGCCGACTATCTGGCGCTTACGCAGCAGAACCTCGCAGGGTTCCAAGGCAACGTGATTGACCCAACGGTGAAGGCGATGGATCGCCGCTTCGCTCAGGAGCGCGCGGCCCAAGCCGCTAACGTCATCGGCTCCGGCGC